CAACTATAACTCTTTGGTTGCCTTCACAGTAGGCACAGCCAACACATCTGATTACACAGCTGTACTTGCAGATTCATACCAAGTGCTAGAAGTAATGAATAAAGCAACCGCTATTGCATTTAAGATCCCAACCGATGCAAGCGTGGCATTTCCAGTAGGCACAGCATTAACTATTCTTAACATTGGTGCTGGTGTTTGTACAATTAGCGCAGTCACACCTGGCACTACAACAGTATTAAGTGCTGGCGCAGTTGCAGCATCACCAACCCTTGCACAATACAAAACAGCTGTGTGCATTAAGACAGCTGCTAATACTTGGTATGTGGTAGGCGGAATTGCTTAATACAGTATTAGGCAGTTTGTCTAGCGGGGTAGCGGCTTCTACCAGTTCTTATGAATCTATTGCTAGTGCTACTGGCACAGGTTCAAGTGGAACAATAACCTTTAGTTCTATTGTAGGCACTTACAAACATTTACAGGTTAGATGGATGGGTCAAGTAGATGGTGGTACAACTGGCACATACAATACTTACATACAATTTAATAGTGATAGCGGCAATAACTATGCAAGGCATACGTTAGATGGAGATGGTGCCTCTGCAACTGCTAGTGGTGCGGATACTGTAACTGCGCCACAAGTCGGATTAGCAACTAGAAACTCTGATACTGCTTTAGGTGTATCAATTATTGATATTCACGATTACGCTTCAACTACTAAATACAAAACTGTAAGAGTTTTTAACGGCGCAGATAGAAATGGTGCAGGCTCGGTTCAATTACAAAGTGGTTTATGGATGAGTACATCTGCTATTTCAAGCATTTCTATTATTAATTTTAATGGTAATTTTAAGACTAATTCAACCTTCGCCCTTTACGGAATCAAAGGATAATATGCCAACCACATACGATAAAATTGCTACAACTACTTTGGGTAGCAATACTGCAAATATAACCTTTAGTAGTATCCCTGCAACATACACAGACTTAAGAGTTGTTTGTGTTGCAACCGGTTCTGGCAACTTTGGTGCAAGATTAAATGGGGATACTGGTTCAAATTACTCACACACAGATTTAATTGGTAACGGAAGCAGTGCAAGTAGTTATAGACCGAGCGTACAACAAGCCTATATGGTAATTGATAATGCTCTTAATGGCTTGGGAAACACGCCTCAATTTTATACACTTGATATTTTTTCTTACGCTGGATCAACATTAAAAACTACTTTAGTTACTGCAAATGAGGATCTCAACGGCAGTGGTTATGTAAGTTATCAAGTGTTTCTATGGAATAGTACCGCAGCCATAAACAGCGTTACAGTTTTAGGAAGTAGCACCTTAAACACAGGTACAACCGCAACACTCTACGGAATACTAAAGGCGTAACTATGGCAACCACATATACTTTAATCAGTTCAAATGTTTTATCATCAAGTGCGGCATCTGTTACCTTCTCGTCTATTGCCGCAACTTATACAGACTTGGTTTTAAGATGTTCAACACGAACAGATGCGGCGGCAACACAAAGCGCAATAAAGATATTCTTTAATAACTCTAGTGGCGATACAAGCGCAACTTATATGGAAGGTAGTGGCTCAACTGTTATTAGCGGTTTTCCAAGTGCGCCTGTATTGGTTTTCAGAGCAAGCGCGGCTACTGGTACTTCAAATACCTTTGGTAATGCTGAGATTTACATACCTTCTTATACAAATACAACTGCTAAAAAACCATTTTCATCTTTTGGTGTCCAAGAAAATAATACAACTGCCGCTTATATTGATGTAGTTGCTGGGTTAAATAACACAACTTCGGCTATTTCAAGAATTGATATTGATGGTAATGGTAATAACTTTGTATCAGGCTCATCATTTTATCTATACGGAATATCCAACGCTTAACAAAGGAGAAAAAATGCCAACCAAAGTAATCGTAGATTGTTCAACAGGTGAAACCAGTATTGTTGAATTAACAGCAGAAGAAGTTGCTGATCTAGAGACAGCACGCCTAGCAGCTGAGGATCAAAGAGCAGCAGCAGAAGTAGAAGCAGCAGCAAAGGCTGAGGCTAAAGCTGCATTGCTAGACAAACTTGGCATTACTGAAGACGAAGCAAAACTTCTTCTAAGCTAATGAAGCCCTGGTTATGCGCAGCAGGAGTCGAACTTAGAGATGCCGTTACTACCTGGTATCCAGATCGCAGGACTCAAGCTGATGGGTGGATCGGTGATGCTCGTCATTCCACGAGAAAATCAGATCATAACCCAGACGACACAGGGTGCGTGCGAGCCATTGATATTGATTCTAGGCTGGATTCATCCGAGGGGCTCTCAGTTTATTTGGCTGACCAAATCAGAGAATGCGCAAAAACCGATAAACGCATATCTTATGTAATACATAACGGAAAGATAGCAAGCAAAATCCTGGGCTACAGGTGGAGAAACTACAAGGGCTATAACAAACACACTAAACACATACACATTAGTTTTACAAAGGCAGGCGACAAAGACGGCAGGCCGTTTGATATACCACTACTAGGGGGCAAAATATGAACATGAAAAATCCTTACATTCTAACTGCTGGTGCATTTCTATCAGCTTGGGCAGCATCCAATTTTGCAGCTGACTATCGCTCAATTTTATGGGCTGTACTTGCAGGTGTATTTGGGTATGCAACTCCAAAGAAATGAGCTTAAACGAATGGGTAGCTGTAGCCGTTGGCGCAACTACTTTAATAAGCACTGGATTACTGGCTCTACGCTGGGTTATTAGACAATACCTGGCTGAGTTAAAACCTAACTCTGGTGCAAGTATGAAGGATCAATTAACTCGACTAGAACAGCGTGTCGATGATCTCTTTGTTTTAATCAGTAAGCGATAATTTTATTATGGCAACTAAACGCAAACCAAAGAAGAAGCCAATGCGTAAGCGCAGGACTACTAAAGAACCTGTACTAACTAAGTTGGATTTTTGGGCAATAGCAGCCAATGAAGTTTATATGGCTTGCCGTAAATCTGGAATGGATGAAGGCACAGCTTTGGCGTTTGCGATGGATAGGTCAAGTTATCCAGACTGGATTGTAGACGTGAACGATCCTATAAAAAATCCACTTGACGATTTCGATGAGGATGACGATTAAGCGTTGGCTAGTAATATCCGACCTACAAGTGCCTTATCATCACGAGGCAGCTGTAAAGAATGTAATCAAGTTAGCACGCAGGGAGAAATTTGATTCTGTATTGGTGGTCGGGGATGAAATTGATTTTCAAACCATTAGCCGTTGGAGTGAGAAAACACCTTTGGCTTATGAGCAAACCATTCACCAGGATCGTGAGCTATGCAAGGAGATCCTCTGGCATCTAGGTGAGTACAGCCGTGAGATGCACATTATCCGAAGCAACCACAGCGACCGCCTATACAACACATTATTAAAAGTACCTGGCTTAATCTCATTGCCAGAGTTGCAGTATCCAAAGTTTATGGGATTTGCCGAGATGGGTATGGAGTACCACAAGACGGCCTATGAGTTTCATCCTGGCTGGGTATTAGCCCACGGTGATGAAGGCAATATGAGTCAGAACGCTGGAATTACCGCATTGAATCTTAGTAAAAAATGGGGCAAATCCGTAGTGGCGGGGCATAGCCACAGACTGGGTATGAGTGCCTATACAGAGGCCTTAGGAAGCCATTACAGGCCTTTATATGGGGTTGAGGTAGGTAATCTAATGGATCGCAGGAAAGCCTCTTATTTGCGCTATTCTGCCGCAAATTGGCAGATGGGGTTTGCTATACTTGAAGCCGTAGGAAAGACACTAACACCCACGTTAGTGCCGATCAATAAGGATGGCTCATTTACAGCACTTGGCAAATACTACGGATAACGTTATCTAATCGTTATACAAAAAACCCACTAAATAATCCACAAAGTCGTACACAGATGGCACACTACTGCTATGCCACAAAGCGTGAGCATAGGAAGTAGGGCTACAGTGAAAATACAGATTGACTTAAAAGCAGTTGATTTTAAGCAGCTATGGATTAATTCTATGGAATGGGTAAATCAAGACTGGCAACAACAGGCAGATCGATTTGATCCAAGCCCATTGTTTACATGGAAATATGCATACTGGTTTGACAACTATGCTGCACTAAAAATGGCAGAAGGTTTTATCAGCTCATTAGGTAAAAACTACGCTATCCACAGTGATGAAGGCACAGGCGATTGGCTGATGCTGACTAACTATGCCAGCCCATGCCACTTACGCAGTAAGTTGGTGAACGCATGAATATCTATGACGATCTTAAATCATTTGGTTATATTTATCTATGGCTGGTAATGGGTGTATCAGCTCTATGGTGGGTTGGATATCAGATAAAAGAATCAGCATTCCAGTCAGGCTATTGGAAAGGCCGTCAAGCTGGCTGGGATTCGCACAGAAGAATGACCAACATCCAGAAAAAATCAGACGAGGTGTTTGATTATGACCACTACAACTGAGAAGTTATTTGCCAATGTTACCGAGACATTGCACGCTAGAGGTGCTGCTTACGGCCACCCAATCCAAAACCATAAACGAATTGCCGAACTCTGGGCAGCTTACCTGGGCTATCCAATTCAACCGAATGAAGTTGCTATCTGTATGGCATTGGTCAAAATCAGCAGACAAGCTGAGGATTCACGAGTGTTGGACAATTATACCGATGCGCTTGGATACATCGCTATTGCAAAAACCATTACCGATGCTATGCAAGACGAAGGAGCGTGGATAGATGGCATTTAATTTAGAGGACTACACCACAGTCCAAGAACGATCAAACATATTCTGGGAAAGGTATCCAAATGGAGCAGTACGAACGAGAATTGTCTCGGAGTCAGACACTAGAGTCATTGTTGTTTGTGAATTATTTAGGGACAACGCTGACGAAAAACCATTCGCAACAGGTGAAGCAAAAGAAGTCATTTCGGATCGTGGCGTTAATCGTGATTTTGCACTTGAAAATTGTGCGACTTCGGCTAGAGGCGTTGCTTTTAAGGTGGCTAATATCGGTACTGAAAAGAATGGACCTAGTCGAGAAGAAATGGCTAGAGTAAATGAAAAGCAAGCATTTAAGCCTAAGTATGGCGCACCAGGATCAAAGTCAGCTGCTATGGAGTATGCGTTACATATTGTTGAAACACAATCTAAAGCTAGTGCTAACGAACCTGTGCCTGTTACTTGGTCTGTTGGGGAAACTATTAGCGAAGTCGGTCAAGTACCTGATGTTAGTTTTACTTGCAGGCACGGTGATATGGTAAAGAAAACTGGCACTGCCAAGACTGGCAAGCCATATGCAGGTTTTGTTTGTACTGCACCGAAAGACGATCAATGCGATGCTAAGTGGGCAAAGCTCACCAGTGGAGGCACGTGGTTTTGGCCAGATGATGCAGAACCAGGGAAGGGGGGCGAATAATGGGATATGTTGAGATTATTGATGGCTCAGGTTACCTTGCACGAATGGAAAACGACAAAGTAACCATAGAGCCAACATTAGACAAATGTATGAGCTGTAATGACGACAGACTTATACACGATGGTAAGCATTTGGTATGTAC